TATAAATAGTAACATGAAATCTATCATTGATACACGTTGGAATATAGACTTTAATGTGCCTTTGAAATTAGATGCAAAAATAGGTGACAACTGGCTTGACACTAAAGATGTATGATGGTATAACTATAACACTTTTTTAAAATAAGGAGAAAATATATGAATGAAATAGTATCTATAAATAATAACTTTGACGAGATGGCGAAAGCTATGGGTCTTTCAACTGTAACTGCATCCACCGATGTAGAGAAGAAGTCTGCTAATCAGTTAGCTAGACTACGGTTGAACCACACACCTATCATGGGATCGACAGAAATAAATGGTAAGTCAGTAAATGTTGAGCAAGTCCCTAGTGGTTCTTACAAGTTGGATGTGCCTGATGATGCCACCTACTACCAGTCTGATATTGAGATCAGACCTTTTATGCAACGATTTATGTATAAGAGATTTATCAAGGGTACTGATGATACACCCAATAGATATGTTAAGACTATCATGGCTGATAATCTTGACATTGATCTCAAGGACAACGATGGTGGTCACAACTGTGGTAAACCTGCAGGTTATGTCAAGGATTTTGATGCCTTGCCTGACAAGCAGAAAGATCTAATTAGACAGATCAAGCGTGTGCGTGTAGTGTTTGGTTTGGCTAAGTTTGATCGTGCCATGAGAGTTGAGGGTGATGCAGTTACTGATGCTGATCTAGGTCATGTCCCTTTCATATGGGAGATTGACAACAAGGAAGCTTTCAAGACAGTGGGTACTGTATTTGATAAGCTTGGCAAGATGAAACGGTATCCTCTAAATCATCTCATGTTTGCTTCATCAGAGGAACGAAAGTTGCCCAATGGTAACAGCTATTATGTTCCTAGCACAAGGTTAGACTTGACCAGTAAGATTGAAACATCTGACAAGGATCAAGAGCTATTCGCCAACCTTCTAGCGTGGGTTACAAACTACAACAAGTACATAATCAACCTTTGGGATGAGAATGTACATACCCACGAGGAAGTGGATGCTGCTGTTGTTGAAAACTTTATTGATATAACCAGTGACAGCGAGAAGGTGCAGTAGAATGAAGCATAGGGCAGAACTACAACTGCACCGATTCTTGGAGAAAGCCACTGACGGTGAAGCCATTATGTCTAGCAAGAATATCAATAAGATATGCAAAGACATAAAGGAAGCCTTACACCGTCAGTTTGGCTCTAAGAATAACAGGAAAGAGTTCAGGATTAGAATGTCTAACGTAGGCAAACCTACCTGTCAGCTATGGTTTGAAAAGAACCAACCTGAAAAAGCTTTACCTCTTCCCAATAACTTTGTCATGAACATGATGTTGGGAGATATAGTTGAAGCTGTATTCAAGGGGCTACTCAGACAGGCAGGTATAGCCTTTGAAGATTCTAAGAAAGTCTCAGTTCCTTTAACCATAGATACCTCTATAGAAGGCACGTATGATATAATCATGGATGATGCTGTGGACGATATCAAGTCAGCGTCAGACTGGTCATACAGAAATAAGTTTGAATCCTTTGATACTTTAGCTAAAGACGATGCGTTTGGATACGTACCACAATTAGCAGGGTATGCACTTGCTCTGAATAAAAAAGCAGGTGGTTGGTGGGTCGTAAATAAATCTAATGGTAGTTTTAAATACGTACCTGCAGAAGGTTTGGACTTGAAAGAAGAGTATGACAAACTATATAATAACGTAGACGTAGTTGAGAGTAACAAGTTTGAGAGGTGTTTTGAACCAGTAGAAGAAACGTTCAGAGGAAAGCCAACAGGTAATAAGATCTTAGGAACTACATGTTCGTTCTGTAGATATAAACATTCCTGTTGGAAAGATTTGCAGGAGCTACCATCTATCATGTCTCAGGCAAAAGAACCGAAGATCGTTTCATATGTAGAAATAGCAAAGGAGAAACTAATATGACAGAGAAAGAACCTACATTAGAAGAAATGGCTGAACAGATATCTATGACACAGAAGAAGTTAGCCGAAATGAAGAAAGCTTATCATGAGAAAAAGTATGCATCATATAATGCTGCCAGAGAAGCTTTTCTTGCAGAGCATAAAGCTCTCTATGGGGAGAAGCTAGAGAGTCCATTTGCTCTTTGGTACAAATGGTAAGTGTACGGTGGTAGAAAATATAATCTAGCACGAACACTAGGCTATCGTAGTGGTCTAGAGGTAGGTCTTTCTACTTTTCTTGATTCTCTTAATATAAAATATATTTATGAGGGTATCAAGATAGAGTGGGAAGACTTAGCCTATAGGACATACACCCCTGATTTTGTACTACCTAATGGTATTATAATAGAAACAAAAGGATTATTTACACCTGCAGATAGATACAAACATGTGTGTATACAAAAGCAACATCCTAGTTTAGACATACGATTTGTTTTTACGAGCAGTAGACGGAAGATACAGAAAGGATCGAAGACTTCATATGCTATGTGGTGCGACAAGAATAAATTTCTATTTAGCGACAGAGTTATTCCCGAAGCATGGTTAAAGGAGAAAGGAAAAAACAACCACCCAGAGTTAATAAAATTCTCTGGTACAAAATTTATAAGGAGTTATACTAATGACAAATGATTTTAAAGACTTGCACATGAACATAAAAGATCAAGATGTAATTATACGAATGCAACCGATGCTTGATTCTAACAATAACTGGACAGGAGATGTTCATCTATCTGTTATAGATTCTCCTGCTAATCCATTGTCCGATGATGATTACAATGAGCTAATGTTCTTTGCTCGTATGTGTCTTGTAGGTATTGACTTGGTTAGAAGTGACGTAGATTTTTCTAAGCGTGTATTTAAAATAGTAGAGGATGAGATTTATCAAGAAAAAATAAAGAAACAAAACTCTGTTCCTGTACCAATTATGTCTAGACATGATAACGTTATTAGAGTAGACTTTAGATCAATGAAGGATAAATTAAATGGGAGTGCATGATATGGCGAAGTGGGATATAGAGTGTAAAGATATGGTAAACAATCCACCACACTACAATAAGTATGGTGTTGAGTGTATTGAAGCCATATCTTCAGCTACAGGCGAGGGATACGAATATTATTTACAGGGGAATATAATAAAGTATCTTTGGAGATACCGATATAAGAATGGTGTGCAAGATTTAGAGAAAGCACAATGGTATCTGTCTAGGCTAATTGAAGTAAAGAAAAAAGAAGAACCAAAAGTAAAAGGTACAAGCTTTGGTATTGAGTTGGGTGATGGTTGTTAAAGTATACCTCACCCTAGATCTTGATCAGGAGGAATACCCTGTACCTGCTGATGGAGATGTGACTAAGGAACTACAACAAGCAATAGAAGAGTATATCTACGATATTGATGGGTTGAAAATAAAACACTGTAAAATAACTATGGAGAACTGACATGAATGATTATCAAAAATTTATTGCAATATCTAGATACGCTAGATGGATTGAGGAAGAGAACAGAAGAGAGACATGGGAGGAGACTGTGCAGAGGTATGTGGATTATATCACTGAGAAAGTGAAGGGACATCTACCTAAACAGCAGATCTTTTCTGCCATAAAGAATTTAGATGTAATGCCATCTATGAGAGCTTTGATGACTGCAGGTCCTGCCCTTGAAAGGGACAATACTGCAGGATATAACTGTAGCTATTTGCCTGTTGATGACCCAAAAGCTTTTGATGAAGCTATGTATATATTATTATGTGGTACAGGTGTAGGGTTCTCTGTTGAAAGACAATATGTATCTCAACTGCCAGAGATTCCACAGACATTAGATGAAGTTAACACATGCATAGAGGTGCAAGACAGTAAAGAAGGTTGGGCAAAAGCATTGCGTAAGCTGATAGGACATCTGTATATGGGGGAAGTTCCCATATGGGACATGACAAAAATAAGACCTGCAGGTTCTAGACTCAAAGTATTTGGTGGTAGAGCTAGTGGACCTGCCCCTCTCATAGACCTATTTAACTTTACCGTAGCCCTCTTCAAACAGAATGCAGGTCGTAAGCTGTCTAGCTATGATTGTCACAATCTTATGTGTAAGGTTGGGGAAGTTGTAGTCTCTGGTGGTGTTAGACGTTCTGCTATGATTAGTCTTTCTAATCTTTCAGATGGACGCATGAGACACGCTAAGTCTGGTAAGTGGTGGGAGACAGCACCACAGATGGCTTTATCAAATAACTCTGTTGTATACACTGACAAGCCTGATGGAGAAACATTCTTACGAGAATGGACATCTCTTGTTGAATCTAAGTCAGGTGAACGTGGTATATTTAATAGAATATCTGCAAAGGAACAAGCAAAGAAGTTTGGTAGAAGAGATGCTGATCACGAGTTTGGTTGTAATCCTTGCAGTGAAATCATACTTAGACCTTATCAGTTCTGCAATCTTACAGAGGTTGTAATACGAGAGAAAGATAAGTTTGATGATTTAAAGAAGAAGGTCATGCTTGCTACTATACTTGGCACAGCACAGGCTACACTCACTAAGTTCCCATACTTGCGAAAGATATGGCAGAAGAATACTGAAGAGGAAAGACTCTTGGGAGTTAGCCTTACAGGTATTATGGATAATGAATTAACGAATGGAAAGAAACATGGACTTGAAAAAACCCTTGAAGCACTCAGAGAAATCGCAGTTGAAACAAACAAAGAATGGTCAGCAATCTTTGGAATCCCACAAAGCACAGCAATCACCTGCGTCAAACCCAGTGGCACAGTATCACAGCTTGTGGACTCAAGCAGTGGTATCCACCCTCGTCATAGCAGTTATTATATTAGGACTGTCAGGGGGGATAATAAAGATCCTCTTACTAACTTCATGAAGGATAGTGGTATACCAAGTGAAGCTGACTTCATGAAGCCTGATACACAAACTGTGTTTAGTTTTCCTATGAAGTCACCTAAGAAGTCTGTGGTTAGAAACGACATGACAGCTATCGAACAGCTAGAGATGTGGCTTCTCTATCAGCGACATTGGTGTGAGCATAAACCTTCTGTTACTGTATCAGTGCGTGATGAAGAGTGGATGGAAGTAGGTGCGTTTGTATTCAAACACTTTGACGAGATGTCAGGTGTATCGTTCCTACCACACTCCGATCATACTTATCAACAAGCACCCTATCAGGACTGTACAGAAGCTGTATACAATGATTTTAGCAGTAAGTTCACTCATATTGATTGGAATAAGTTTACGGATTATGAAAAAGAGGATAACACTAATTCTTCTCAGACCTTTGCCTGTTCTGGTGACAGTTGTGAGATAGTGGACATAGGAGCGTAGTATGAGACACTTATCTAGAAAGGAAAGAGGATTAGGTAAACATGATGCACCACTGAAAATACAGTGGATGAAAGGTTACGATGCATTTGTTTATGGAAAGGTTCGCAACCCCTATAGTTCCGACACTATGTTATATAGAGAGTGGGAACGTGGCTTTAATACAGCCTATTATGATAACATACATAGAGGACGAGATGGAATTAGAAAAAGAAGCAAAAGCTTTCATGGACAAAAGAAGCAGAGAACCCAAGACAATGTTCGAACTTCTTACAGAAATGAATCACAGGCTAAGGGAATGTGAAAAAAACCTAAAAGACGTGAAAGATTCTCTAAAAAAACTAGTTAGCAGAAGCCTTCCCTAGTTCAGTTATTGCTAGTAAGTCTCTAAGCTTTAAGCCTTTCATCGCCTTTTGTTTCATTTCATCTGATAGCTCATCAAACTCAGGATACTGACTTTGTATATACTCAGGACTTAATTCAAAAGGTGATCTCTTTTCTATCTCTATAAACCTTTTCCACCCTTTATTCCTAAGATCTGTAGGCAATCGTCTGTACCCTGTCATAGCTACTACCTCTGCAACCTTTTGAGGATCATCTATAGCTATGGCAGCATTATCAGGATTTCTAAACATGTTTAGCATATCCTTAATATAACTCTTCACTTCATCTTTTATATACTTTTCTCTGCTGATGCCTGTATCAACTAAGCCAAGTAGTTTTCCACCACCTCTCTTGGACAGTGACTCCTTATTAGCATCATACATCTCTCCCCACACATTCTCTAAACCTTCTGCCTGTGCTACAATATCAGGTAAATTCTGACGTATTAATTTATTCTCAAAGTTTCTTACACTTGGTATTCTAGACCTACTACTAACATCCCACTTATCAAAGCCAAGTTCTTTGAGTTTCCTTCCCTCTTCACTATCAGCAGTATACATGTTAAGACCTAGTGCTACCTTTGCTAGTGGAGCAACACGTCTTCTTTCTTCCTGTAGTGGGTCTTCTTTTTTAGGTAAGGCACTCTCATCTATAATCATTCCTGTTGGGTCATACTTTCTGAATGGCTTCTTTATTGCTTCAAGAAATGCTCCACCTGCACTTACAATCTCAGGATCTTTGCCTGTCTCTTTGTACGCAACTCCTCTTACCCCTAATCCTCTCTGAAGATCAATAACCTGATTCATAGGCACAGCAAATGTGGATAGGTAATCCCCTAATACCTGACCTACATTCTTTGCTAACCATTCATCGTTAGTCAAGTCTTGGTTATTAAACAAAGATGCAGCTTCATCTACTAGATTACCTGCTACACCTGTTCTAAAGCTTGTACCTAAGAATGTCTCAGCCCACTCTCTTGCATCGAATGTCTGAAAGAATGCTTCTTTACCACCTGACAGCCAATCTGTTTGCTCTGATGCTCTAAAATATTCATTGGCTATCTTTCCTAAAAAGAAGAACTGTCTTAGAGGAAACAAAGGTGTAACATCTAGCACTGTACCATCACCGACAGGCACAAGTTTATAATCCTCCCCCTGTTGATCAGTTTCTTGTAACATCTGCATGGCAGCCATTATACCTAAAGCACCTGTAGTATTACGTGCTATCATGCGATGCTCTCTCTGAGTTAGCTTATCTCCAAAAGTTTTTGCCCCATATCCTGTATGCCCATATATTCTTCTAACCACAGGTAACAATGCTCCTACAGAGTTCTCAGCCATAAGCTCCATACTCTTTGCCATGAACCTTGGGAAGGGTACTAGAACTGTTAAGTTGTTCTGTGTTATAAAGTTAGCAAATGCTTTACCAAATGGGGACTCTGGTGGGTTGGCATAAGTAAGATCCATAGCTCTTTCTGTAGCTTCTGCAAATATCTCTACGGCTGTTATACCTAGCTTTTGTTTTCCATCTTCTCCTATCTTAAATGTAGGATTGAGATCTCTGGCATCATTTAATAAATCTTCTAGTCTACCATTCTCTAGTTGCTCTATAAGATCTATACCCCACTTATCTCTAAACAGACGCTGTGCTTCCCCCATAAACATACCACGTCTTAGCATGAAGTCCTGCCAACGGTTTGGTGTGTTAAGTAACTGAGTGAAATCCTCTGCCTTTGTCATAATCTTATCAAAGGTAGTATTACTTCCTCTACCAGTAGCTAATTGAATCTCGTTGATTGTTTGAAACATCTGATTAGAAAACTCTTCTAACTTTGGATGGGCTACAAGATCAGGATTGTTAGGATCACCAAGAAGTATATCAGTAAACTCTTTAGCAGTCTTTCTGTCAGAGTAGATATATCGCATACCTGCAAAGCTGTCTGTCCAAGTAGCTCTTTTTAGTAATCTATTTTTACCAGTAAAAAACTGACCACTAGCTATATCTGATGTTGCTGTTTCAACAATATTATTTAATGCTTCTACTGGCACACGTATTAAACCTGACTCTAAGTTTCTGGCAGCAGTTGCTATCTGAGATACAAGAAGACCACGTCTAACATTCTCCACTCTTCTAAACCACTGAGCAGTCCTGCTTTGATTCTTGAGCATCTCATTAAGTTCTTCTTGTTGCTTCAGGCTCTTTGGCTTTACCTTTCTAGCTAACTGAGAATACTTATTTAGTATCTTACCTGCCTGACTTGCAGAGCCTAGGTGCATCAAAGTGAAATCTTCAAATGACATACCTGCTTTGTCTAGTGCATCAAATAATGGATGATCATCACGTAGTGTTAGTCTTTTGCTTACTACGGCATCAAATATTTTCTCCATGACAGATCGTTGTACTTGTCTTCTTTTCTTAACACCTGTCTTCTTATCTCTATATGTTTCAGTCTTTAATTTATCCCATCCCTTTGGGTCTGCATCTCTTAGTTCTTTAGCTACAACTGTCAGAGCTTCAATGTTTTCAACTTTTAGTACTCTGTCAAACAATTCGTTCATATCATATTGATCTTCAATGCCCTTCTCTATATATATACTCTGTGGCATCCTAGGATCTTGTTGAGTTTGTAACCTGCTAGTTTCTACATCTGCTTCTTCTATCTTACGTACAGCTAAATTCTTTGCAGCTTCTAGCTTTGTAGGGTCTAGCATTCTTTTTCCACCCTTGAGTGTGCTTATAGTTATGTAGCCGCTTTCTCCTCGTATAAAGTCTCTGTTTATACCTAGATTATCTTCAAACTCCTCTACTAATTCATTGTGTATTTTTGTTTCTGATTTAACAACCTCTTTGTTTGCCTGTACTTTCTTTTGCTTTACCTCTTCTGTCTTTGCTTTTATCTTCTGGACATTGTCACTGATCTTCTTGCCCTTCTTTATTGTAGCCTTACTTGGTTTTGCCTTTGCTATTATCTCTTCTGCTTCTTCTGCATTCTCTGCAATAATTTTACCTTTGGCATCTATGCGTTCCATAGTTTCGTCAGAGACTTTACCTTCTTTTTTTTGCTCTAGCTTTGCATCTTCTATTGCAATCTTTTTACCTCTTACAGCATCTATTACTTTAGTAACAGCGTTCTCTACAGGTAAAAACCCAATACCAAACACACCACCCTCTACAGCAAGCTTACCTCTTTCAACCCACACATTATCTTTTGCTTTTTCTTTCTCTTGAGCCATCCACTCTTCAAGCTCTTGATCTGACATTTCACTAAATGTAGACTTCATGACAGGACTTATAAAGTTTGTTATTAAAGAATCTTCAGGATCAAAAAATGCAGCACCAACTATGGCTTCTCGCAAGAACAAGTTTTTGTAACCATAGTTGCCTAGCTTTGTTAGTTTACCTACAATACCCCAACCTGTAGCAAATTGTGTTGTACCCTCTGCTAATCCACCTACAAACGATTCAGTGTCAGGTGTTTGAAACTCTTCTAAACCTGTAAACTCGCCTATGTCTGTAATAAATTTATCTCTAGCTTGATCAATCTCATTAGATATTTTATATAGTAGATTACCATTCTTTATTTCATCACCATATTGTTCTTTTAATTTTACATATTCATCACCTGATATATAGTCTGGTATTTGAAATAAATCTAAAACATCAAAACCTTTTTTGCCTTTGTCCTCAAAATTTAATGTGCCTAAATACTTTTTTGATGCTTCATCTATATCCCCAACAAACTGTGTAAACTCAGCCACTGCACTTGGGACACCTCTTATTGCACCCTTTGTTATGTCTTGCACATAATTACCAAAGCCCCACTCCTCTCCTTCAGGAGCAGTCTCTGTCTTTTGTTCTTCTGTAGTTTTGGTTGGGGAAATATTAGCATTGTCACCCATGCTGTCTCTTAGTTCTACAGGGGGAGACTGGGTAAAAAATGCATCGTCTTCTTCTGTTGTTTGTACACCTCTAAGTGTAGGGGCAGGATCAGACGTATTTATGTTGGGGCTACTGACCCCACTACTGACGAATGCATCATCTTCTGGTGTAGTGGTTAATTGATTCATCAGTTACTCTTAGTATATAGCTCTAGTGGATCTAATGTTGTTGGAAAGAATGCTAGTCCAAGAGGATTTTGATCATTAGGTTCTGCAAAACCTCTGAATACTTTGTATTGACCTGCATTATTTTTAACAACAGTACCTGCTTTTATTGATTGTTGTATCTGTTGTTTGCTCATGTTCTGTATGTTAGGCACAATCTTTCTCATGCTACCAACGAGCCTATCACCCTCTGCCTTAGTTCTAAGATGATCGGCAATAGCACTCTCATATTCCTCTTTTACAACACTTCTTCCATATGATGTAAGAGCATTATACATTGGTATACTTACTGTTGCATTTGGATTGTTTGGGCTATAGTCAAACCTAAGATTTTTGATTGTTTCATGAGTAGTCATATAAGACTCAAAAGCTTTTCCGTGATTGCCCTCTAATTTAACCTTTAAATTACCTAATGTGTCCTCTGTAACAAGTCCACCAAATCTTTGTTTCTTTGAGTTATTTACAAGACGCACAGCCAAGGAGTTTACAGTGCTATCAAATCCTGCAGACCCTTCGTTCTCTAACTCTAAATATTTTTTTGTTAATTTATCAACAAACTTGTTCTGTTGTTCTATGGTCTTTTTGAATTGATTCTTCTTAGTAGGATCAGTGGTTTGATCTGCAAGTTGTTCTAATTTAAACACTTTCATTTGTGCAGATTCTATCTGTTTCTTAAAACCTCTAGGATCTCCAATTGCTTCAAATGCTTTTAACTCATCTGATATGGTTACCTTATATGGATTTTTGTATATCTTGCCATCTACTCGTGCATCTAATAAATTACTTCTTACAAAGTTTACAGCACCTCCCTCTAACTCATCCATGTTAAAGTTATCTCCTAATGTAGCTGTTATTGCAGAATTAAAGTCTATATCATTTTCCATTGCTATACCATGTAGTGCTTTTAATCTCTCTGCCCCTGCCATGCCACCTGCAAGATTTGCAGCAATAACATTCTCATCAAGATTTAAAGCCCTTAATGCTTCTTCTACTGCAACTAGCCCATCTAGTTTATCATTTCTTCTTCTAGTATAGAGTAGATCTAAATCATGCGCTCTATTAGCTGCGGCTGTGGCTTCTCTAGATGCTCTGTCTTGTCTTCTTTCTTCTCTATCCAAACCTATATTAATAGCTTCAGCCATTCCCTTTGCACCTAATCCTAAAAATCTTGGTAGACTCATACTATTGTTCCCTTCTTGCCATCAAACCCATAGGTGGCTGTTCTGTTGGTTGCTCTGTCTGCTCTGGTTGTGCAGGTGATGGAGTGTCATCCTGCTGTTGCATTGATTTTAGTCTGCCTTTCTTTCTGGCAAGAGCTATAGTGGCAGGACTGATACCTTGATCTTCTCTCTCCATACCACTTTTGAATGGCACTTGATTAGCTTCAGCCATGTTTGACATTAGTTCTACCAGTATAGGTATTACAAGCATACCCACATCAATACTATGCTTACCTTCCATGACAGATGCTAGTTGCATTGTATTAGCAAGCACCGTTAATGGCACACCTAGTTCTACAACGGTTAATAATTCTGGGGCAAAATCTGGATCTTCAAGTTTTGCTATATAATATTCCATAGCTTCTTCTACTGTAGCCATTTGTGGTGGTTGTTGCCAAGGTCTACCACCTAAAGGTGCAGTCATTCCCATTCCCGGAATAGGAGAATCCATAGGTATTTGTCTATCATCAGCCATCTTTTTTATACTTCTCTCTTATTGCTCTAATAGCTTGCACATAGGAAGCTACTCTGTCTATAACATCTTCTTTCGCTTCAGATGGGGTTGGTGTTTTTCTACTAACTAAACCTTTTGTAGCTTCTGACTCTAGTTTCATAGGTTTTTGCCTATTAATTACTGCTTCTAAATTTAAGCAAGCATCTACGGCAGGGTTTGTTGGGCTATATCTGCTCATATTGGTAATAACTTTCCTAATATGCTGTCAGATCCTGCAGTCAGGAATGTACCTATTAGACTACCAAAACCTACAGCACTATCATAATCTGCTTTCATCTCTGTCAACTCCTTAGATGTTTCAGATTGTAGCTGTGCTATTGCCATCTGCACAATTCTCTGTCTTTCATTCTCAGAACTTTCCCATGACATTTCCATAACGTCATTGTAGTAGTTCCACAAGTTATTGTATGCACTGTTTGACATGTTGAGTAATGCAGTAGCATTAAGTTCATTAGCTCTGTTAATAGCTGTAGTATCAGCAGTAGCTATCTCCCTTCTCCACTGTGCATTGTTCTGATCTATAATTAACCTGTTCTTTGAGTTAAACTGATCACGTTGATTCTGCATTTCTTGGTTAAACTTCTCCATTGCATTTGCTTCACCTGCATTAAATTGACTGTGAGCATTTTGTTGGGCAGCATTAAACTGAGATGTTTGAGTTGCAAGATTTGCAAAGAACTGATCTGTTTGATTTTGACTAGTAGCATTAAATTGTTTTGCTGCATTTTCTGCAGCTTGGTCATTGAACAGAGCAGTCTGCATCGACTGAGCCTTGAATAGCTCTGTCTGTTGTTTATTAGAGAGGTTAGCCATAAAAAAAAAAAAAAAGTTTTGTGCATTCATAACCTGTGCTTGCTGT